CTGGTATTGGTTATATTAACGTTGCTGGTAACGTTACAGACACCTATCTAATACATGCTGGTACTGGTTATACTACTGGAGATCTTCCTATTAATGGAACTGTTGATAATCCAACTACTGGAGTTGGAGCAACGGTTGGTATAGGAACATATTTGTTCAATGAGATTATACTTGGTTCGACTTCTGGAACAACTGCGAGAGTCAATAGATGGACTTCTTCTACCTTGGAACTTGAGATTAGTATTGTGTCTGGTGAATTTACTTCAGGTGAACCCATTTATGGAACTGAATCTGGAGCACTGTATTCGGTAATGATACAAAAACAAGATGACTTTGTCACACCATTTGCAGATAATGATACTATTGAAACAGAAGGTGACAAACTAATTGATTTTAGTGAAGTCAATCCATTTGGAATGCCTTAATCTAAATAGTTATAATATAGAGCAGGATAATGTTTGAGTATTTTTACAATGAAGTCTTTCGATCCGTCATTATTGGATTCGGAACTCTTTTTAATGGGATAGAGGTTCGTCATAAAGATGGAGATAATGATACTTTTAGTGTCATCCAAGTTCCTCTTGCTTATGGGCCCACTCAAAAGTTTCTTGCAAGAATGGAACAAGAGGCAAATCTGAATCGTCCAGTTCAGGTTACTCTTCCAAGAATGTCCTTTGAATTCACTAATCTTGAATATGACCCAAGTAGAAAAGTAACTCAAACACAAACAATCGTAACTGAAACACCAGATGGTTCTATAAAGAGAACCTACGTTCCAGTTCCATATAATATGACAGTTCAGCTTTCGATTATGACAAAGTTGAATGATGATATGTTACAGATTGTCGAACAAATCTTACCATACTTCCAACCTGCATATTCACTTCCCATCAAGTTTTTAGGTAACTTGAATGAAGTTAAGTATGTTCCAGTCAACCTTGATACCATTCAGATGGAGGATGATTATGAGGGAAATTTTGATACCAGAAGAGCTCTTGTATATACACTGACATTTACTGCTAAGACATACGTGTACGGCCCTGTGAAGGATGTTAGTAGCGAAATCATTGATAAGGTTTCTGTTGGTTATATTGCCGGTTCTAAAGGTTCTAGGGCTGCAGAGAGAGATCTTACTTATCAAGTTACTCCTAGAGCAACCAAAAATTATGACGGAGACGTTGTAACCCTATTGTCAACAAATGTTGATCTTAATGATGGCGTCATCGAAGTTGACGATGCAACAAATATTCCAGTTAGATCTTATATTATGATCGACAAAGAGTCGATGTATATTAAATCCAAGAGTGGTAATAAACTTATCGTTGATAGGGCTCAAGATGAAACACCACTTGAGAACCATCTACTAGGTTCAAAAGTTGGTAAGATTACTGCAGCAGATAATTCTCTGATTGAAATCGGTGACAACTTTGGTTTCGATGGTAATGTTTTTTGAGAATAATCCATGACTAAAAAGTATGATGAATTAGACCAAACTTTTGATGTTTCTTCCACAGAAATAGAAACTACACCAGTAGAGACGGTTGTGGAAAAAAAGATTGAAAAGATAACCTCTCGTTCCGAAGATATTAAAAAAGACTACGAATACACCAGAGGTAATTTATATTCTATTATTGAAAAGGGACAGGAGGCTATCAATGGTATCTTAGAACTTGCTCAAGAAAGTGAGATGCCAAGAGCATATGAAGTTGCTGGTCAGTTGATCAAGAACGTAGCAGATGCAACAGATAAGTTACTTACACTTCAACAGAAATTAAAAGATGTAAGTGAGGAAAAAGACCTTAAGGGTCCAACAACTGTCAATAATGCATTGTTCATTGGTTCTACCGCCGAGTTACAAAAACTGTTGAAACAAAACAGTCAAGATAAATAACTAAAAAGATAAGAAATGGCTGCCACTCCTGCAATTAACATTGTCATCCCACAAGGGGCAGATTTTAGTGAAGTTTTCACTTCTACTAATTCTGATGGATCTCTTTCTAATCTTGTAGGATTTACTGGGATATCCAAGTTAAAAAAATATCCAGACTCACCAATCATTTACAATTTTGCTGTCGGTATTAATACCATAACATCAAAAGTCTCTATTGCAATGACAGCACCTGTTACCACAAAGCTGTCACCAGGAAGATATCAATATGATGTTGTTTTGACCTCCTCTACTGGAGCAGTAACAAGAATGGTTGAAGGTTCTGCTATAGTGACAGCAGGTATTTCCACTTAAAACAAAACATTGTTAGATTACAGAGAATAGTAATACTGATAAATAATGTATCAGGGAGAGAAATCCCAAAGTATTATTACTGATAGAATGTCTAACAAAGAGGATCTGCCATCAATAAACGATTATCTGGAGGATAGTAACTTACCCTCATATAAAGATTTTATAGAAGAAAGGCAACAACTTCCATCAGTAGAAGATTATATTTCAGAATCAAATCAAAATATTATTGAAGAAGAGACTCAAACCATAGAAGATGAGAATGGTGAGTCATTTCTGGAAGTGGTTCAGTCTCAAGAATGGTCAGAATTGATCCGTTTGGTCAATGATGTAAGAAAAGATATCCCAAAAATACCTGAGATTAGGTATTATGATGAACAATTAGAGGAAATTTGTGATAAAATTTCACAAATTCAACAAGATTATGCAAAAAGTGAAAAAATTAATGTTCTAAGTATTCAAAATGAAGAATTTGGGGATAAATTATCTGAAATTGAGTTAAAAATCCCTACGGTCAAGTACTATGACCACGATATTAATATAATTTATGATAAAATTACGGATATTAAGGAAGAAATCAACAATCTTCCAGAGGTAAAATACTATGAAGAAGACCTAAAATCTTTAAAATTGAGAATTGAACAGGTAAATCAAGATATACCTACCTTTCCTGACTGGATTCAGAAAGTTCAGGAGGTTCCAGACTTCTCTTGGATTGGTAAAACCTTCAGTCTCATTGATGATGATTTCAATAAAGTACAGGGGCATATTGATTTAATCAAAGACAAGATTGATCGTGAAGTTAGTGCAATTAATGAGTCTATTGAAGTTAAAGAATTTGAATTCAAAGTTGATGTAAAAAATCTTAATGAAAATCTTGATCTAACAAACGATAGGATTACACAAACTAAGGATAAAATATATCAAGAAATTAAAGAAACTTCAATTAGAATTTGGGAACTTCGTAATACATTTAAAGATGATGATAAAAAATTAAAGAAGTCTATCCTCAGCGAACAGAATAAACTTAAACAGTCTCTTGAGAAACAAATTGAGAAAATTGACGAGCAGAGTGTTAAGGCCGATGAGTCTATTCTGAAATTCTTCAATGAACTCAAAGAAACTGTTGATACACTTCCTGAAGTAAAGTATTATGATGAAGATATTTCATCTATTAAAGGAGACATATCCTCACTTAAAAGTGGTCTAAAAGAATTAAACGAACTATCATCTTTAATTAAGAAAGATCAAAAAATATTAAAGGAAAATTATCTTCTTAATGAACCACCATCAGTAAAAGAAAAGGCAGGAGGACAAACTGATCCATTAACACCTCTTGATCAGAAGTTTGCAACTCTTGATGATCTATCAAATCACTACAGACTTTTCATTAATAGGATTACTACTCAACTCTCAACGATGGGTGGTGGTGGAGCAGGATTCATCAAAGATCTTGACGATGTTAGTTTTGATCAGACAACAGGAACTAATAAACTTTTAATTTATGATGGATCTAAGTGGGTAGGTATTTCCAGTACTGCTTTAGGTGGTGGTGGTGGTGGTGGTGGTGATGGTATAAGTGGTATAACCGTCAGAGAAGAGGGATCTGTTGTTGGCACTTCAAATAGTGTTCGAGATATTAATATTGTTGGTGATAATTTAACTGCCACTGCATCTGGTGTCGGTGCTACTATTACATTTACTTCTACACCAACATTTACTTCTGCCGCTGTTGGTTCTGGAGTTACTATTAATGCTGATGGTATTAATGTTACTGGTGTTGTAACTGCTACTACTTTCAGTGGTTCTGGTGCTAATTTAACATCAGTTCCTAATGGTGCATTAGATAACTCATCAGTATCTTATGGTGGAGTAGAACTAAGTCTTGGTGGTTCTGATGCAACACCGGCATTTAATCTTTCTGATGCTACTGCTTATCCTTATACTAGTCTTACTGGTATTACTACAGAAATTGTAGGTGATACAACACCACAACTTGGTGGAAACTTAGATCTTAATAGTAAGTTTATAACCGGAACAGGTGGAGTCAATGTTACTGGTGTCGTAACTGCTACTTCTTTTGTTGGTAATGTAACTGGTAATGCGGATACGGCAACATCATTAGCAACCGCAAGAACATTTGAATTAACCGGAGATGTTGTTGCTTCTCAGATTAGTTTTGATGGTACTGGTAATGTATCTTTAGCGGCAACAATCCAACCTAATAGTGTTGCTCTTGGTGGTGACACTACTGGTGATTATGTTGAGTCTATTAGTGGAACCGGAAATCAAATAACAGTAAC